AGTCTGCGATTGTTAAGCGCGATTGGTGGAAATGGTGGGAGAAAGATGATCCCCCAGTGTGTGACTACATCCTCCAGTCGTGGGATACGGCGTTTGAGAAAACCCAGCGTGCTGACTACTCGGCAGGTACGACGTGGGGCATCTTCCAGTGCGAAGAGGATAACTTTGCACCAAACATCATATTACTCAATACATATAAGAAACGTGTTGAGTGGGTCGACTTGAAGCGAGATGTGTATCAGGAGTACCAAGACTACGAGCCTGATGGGATGATTATTGAGAAGAAGGCGACGGGTGCTCCGTTGATCTACGAGCTGCGTGCAATGGGTATACCGGTGCAGGAGTACACGCCAAGTAAGGGGCAAGACAAAATTGCCCGCTTGAACTCAGTCTCGGACATAATTGCAAGTGGAAAAGTGTGGGTTCCTCGAACCCGCTGGGCTGAAGAGTTAGTAGACGAGATCGCAGCGTTCCCATCAGGTGAGCATGATGACTTGGTTGACGCGACAACTCTAGCGCTAATGCGCTTTCGTCAGGGTGGGTTCCTCCGTCTACCGACCGATGAGCCTGAAGAAGTTCAATGGTTTAAGAGCCGCCGCAGAGAGCGGTTCTATACAGTGTAAGGATTTATTATGGCAACGAGTTCAATTGACAAAGGTTTGTACGCAGCCCCTCTGGGTATTGAAGAGAACGAGGAGGGCATGCCCCCCATCGAGATTGAGATCGAAGACCCCGAAGCAGTTCGTATTGGCATAGGTGACATTGAGATTGATCTGATGCCCGGCGATGACGAGACAGGTGGCGAGGACTTTGACGCCAATCTCGCCGACTACGTAGATGACAAGGTGTTGGACTCTTTGGGTAAAGAGTTGGTTGATGACTTTACTAAGGACATCGGTGATCGCAAAGATTGGATACAGACGTATGTAGATGGCTTGAAGCTGTTGGGCTTGAAGTACGAGGACAGGACAGAGCCGTGGCAAGGTGCGTGTGGTGTGTTCCACCCGATGCTCACTGAGTCTGTTGTGCGGTTCCAGAGCGAGGGGATTATGGAGACGTTCCCAGCTGCGGGTCCGGTTAAGACGCAGATTCTTGGTAAAGATACACCACTGAAAGAAGAAGCCTCCACTCGCGTGCGTGAGGACATGAACTACCAACTGACTGAAGTGATGCAGGAGTATCGCCCCGAGCATGAGAAGCTGTTGTGGAACTTGCCACTGGCGGGTTCGGCGTTTAAGAAGGTGTACTACGACCCAAGCAAAGGACGCCAAGTTGCGATGTTTATCCCTGCTGAGGACATCGTTGTGCCGTATGGAGCAGCAAGTCTTGAAGCTTCAGAGCGCGTAACCCACGTGATGCGCAAGACTGAGAATGAAGTTTTGAAGCTGCAAGAAGCTGGGTTCTACAGTGATGTGGACTTGGGTGATCCAACGAATGAACTCGATGACATTGAGAAGCAAAAAGCTGAAGAGATGGGCATGTCAGCACTGCAGGATGAGCGCTTCCGTATCCTTGAGATGCACGTTGATCTTGACCTAGAAGGTTACGAGCACACAGACAAGAATGGCGAGAAGACAGGTATCGCACTGCCATACGTTGTGACTGTTGAGAAAGGCACGCAGAAAGTATTGGCCATCCGCCGCAATTGGTACGAAGGCGATGCACTGCACCTTAAGCGCCAGCACTTTGTTCACTACCAATACATTCCGGGGTTTGGCTTTTATGGATATGGTCTTATTCACCTTATCGGCGGATATGCGAAGAGCGCGACCATGCTCATCCGGCAACTCGTTGATGCAGGTACGCTCTCTAATTTACCGGGCGGACTCAAGTCAAGAGGCCTGCGAGTCAAAGGTGACGACACGCCAATCGCCCCCGGAGAGTTTCGTGATGTTGACGTACCAAGCGGTTCGATCCGAGACAATATCCTGCCTTTGCCTTACAAGGAACCCAGTCAGGTTCTCTTCGCTCTGTTCCAGAACATTGTGCAAGAGGGTAGGCAGTTCGCGTCCGCAGGAGACATGAACGTCAGTGACATGAGTGCGCAAGCACCCGTGGGTACAACACTGGCTATTCTTGAAAGAACGTTGAAGGTGATGGGTGCTGTGCAAGCGCGTATGCACTACTCGATGCGTCAAGAGTTCCGTCTCTTAAAAGCAATCATCGCAGACTACACACCAGAAGACTACGACTACGAGCCAATCGAAGGTTCACGCAAAGCGAAGAAGTCTGATTACGACATGATTGCTGTGATTCCTGTGAGCGATCCAAACGCTGCAACTATGGCGCAGAAGATTGTTCAGTACCAAGCTGCACTTCAGTTAGCGCAGACAGCCCCACAGCTGTATGACTTACCACTTTTACACCGTCAGATGATTGAAGTGTTGGGCATCAAGAATGCTGCAAAGTTGGTGCCGATTGAAGACGATCAAACACCGACAGACCCAGTACAAGAGAATCAAAATGTGCTGACTGGTAAACCTGCAAAAGCATTCATAGAGCAAGACCACGAGGCTCACATCTCTGTCCATACCTCAATGCTTCAGAACCCTAAGATCATGGGCCTCATTCAGCAGACACCACAAGGTCAGGCGATTGTTGCTGCAATGATGGCGCACATCAACGAGCACTTAGGCTTTGCATACCGCAGAGAAGTTGAGCAAGCTGTTGGTCTCTTGTTGCCCACCGAAGAGCAAGGCAAAAACATGTCTCCAGAAGTCGCGGCACAAGTTGCACAACTTTCTGCACAGGCATCGATGCAGATCACACAAAACGCACAAGCACAAGCTGCACAACAGCAAGCACAGCAACAAGCGCAAGACCCGCTTATTCAAATGCAGCAGCAAGAGTTGCAGATCAAGATGCAGGAGCTTCAGCTTAAAGCTCAGAAACAACAGATTGAAGCGGCTGCTAAAGCTGACCAAATTCGTGTTGAAGAAGCTCGTATCGAGGCCCAAAAAGAAATCGCGGCTATGCAAGTTGGTGCAAGCGCCGCCGCTGCAAAAGACAAACTCGAGAAGCAACAGCTTATTGAGGGTACAAGAATTGGCGCTGAAGTTGCCAAACACCGAGCTCAAATGGCAGTTCAATCTGCACAGAGAGCATCCCAAAAACCTAAGAAGGAGAGAGATTGAGCGATTACAAACTTTTGGCGCACGTCGTCAAAGAAATAAATAAACTGAAACAAGAGCGAGAAGCCTATGTTGCAGCGGGTAGAGCTGACACCATAGAAGAGTATCGCCAAGTCTGCGGGGTAATCCGAGGTCTCAACCTTGCAGAAAATATTATTAATGAGCTCGTGCAAAAAATGGAGAAATCCGATGAATGAATTTAACGTCGCTGCGGTCGACTTGTCTGGTATTTTGAACAAACCAGCTGAAGACAAGGCTAAGCAGTTGCCTGACCCTAAAACCTTTCATCTACTTTGTGTAGTCCCCGAGGCTATGCAAGAGTATGCAGATAGTGAAGTTGGCATCATCAAGTCTAGCCAGTCTATGCACTTTGAAGAGGTACTCACACCTGTCTTGTTTGTCGTTAAGCTTGGGCCTGACTGCTACAAAGACACCACTCGTTTCCCCAGTGGACCGAGTTGCAAGGAGGGTGACTTCGTCATCGTCCGACCGAATTCAGGCACCCGTCTGAAGATCCATGGCCGCGAATTCCGCATCATCAATGATGACTCGGTTGAGGCAGTCGTGGAAGACCCCCGTGGCATTACACGTGCATCATAAGGAGATAACGCATGGCACAAGCAGAGTTTAAGGGCGAAGACTTTGAGTTCCCCGATGAGAAAGAAGCTAAGGGTAAACCCGTAGATACAAAGGATGAAGACGACGGTTTTGAAGTTGAAATCGAAGACGACACCCCTAGAAAAGATCGTGGCCGCAAGCCCGATGACACCCCTCCTGAAGACCCAACAGAAGACGAACTAGCTTCGTACGATGAAAAGGTTCAGCAGCGGATTAAGAAATTTACACGTGGCTATCACGATGAGCGTAGAGCTAAAGAAGAAGCACTGCGTGAGCGCGAGGCTGCGGAAACACTTGCCAAGCAATTGTGGGAACAAAACCGCAAACTGCAACAGCAAGTTGAGTCTGGCTCAAAGGCATATATTGAGAAGGCAAAATCATCTGCCGAGATGATATATGAGAACGCTAAGAAGAAATATAAAGAGGCTTACGAGTCCGGGGATTCTGATGCGTTGGTCGAAGCACAGGCAGAAGTTTCGCGTGCAACTATGAATCTTGACAAGGCCAAACGAATGAGGCCTTTACAAACTCAAGAAAAAGATGTACAAATACCACAAAGTAATACAAGTCAACCAAAAGTGTCTCAACGTGATGAACGTTGGATGAGCAAAAATACTTGGTTTGGCAC